GGTGCTAGTATAGGATCTTTCTTAGGACCTGTAGGTACAGCAGTTGGTGCAGGTGTAGGGGCTATATATGGAGCAGGTAAACAATTTTTTGCAACTAAAAAAGCTAAAAAAGAAGCAGATAGATTAGCTAGAATAAGAAAGAAAAAAGTTGCAGACTATAATAAAAAGGTTACTGAGCAAGTTTCTTCTGCAATGGCACAGGCAAGAGCTGGAGAGTTAGAGCAAAAAACATATTCAGGATATGACTTAGGTAGAAACGTTGTGGCTAGAAATGGTGGTATGAGAATGGGTATCCCTAGATATGGTTTTAAAATGGCATAAAAATATATAATATGAGAAATAGAATATTACAAAGATTAGAAAATAAAAAAAGAATGCGTCATGGTGGTATGCATATGTATAAATATAACATGGGCGGTATGCAACAATTACCTGGAGGAATGGCAGCACAAATACCTGGAACAGATGCTGTAGAGTTTATAGGTCAAAGTCATGATGATGGGGGTATAATGGTAGATCCACAAACAGAAGTAGAGGGCGGAGAAACTATGGACCAAGTTACTATGAAAAAAGGT